CATGAGGACGGCGGCACCATTTCCCTGGCTGCAGCAGAAGCGGCTCCGCTGATGGAGCTGGGCGTCATCGAGCCACTTCCTGCCAAGGAAGCGAAACCCCGCAAGCCTGCTGACTGATGGCCTTCGTCGAGGATCTCACTGCCTTCCTTGACCTTGACGGCTTCGGCGTCCCCGTGACCGCTGGAGCCGTTTCAGGTGTTGGCGTCCTTGACCAAAACTCCGAGATCATCCTCGGCGGCGAGATCACGATCATCGATTATTTGCTGACCGTGCCCACGGCCACCTTCGGCGGCCTGAGCTATGGCGACCTGGTGACGGTTGACGGCACCAGCTACAAGTGCGAAACCCAGCCGCAACGCTTTGACGACGGCACGTTCTGCCGGGTGCCGCTGGTGAAGGTTTCCGCAGATCAAGTGCTGGCGCTGATCCTGGACGGTGACTTCCTATGACCATTTATCAATCCCAGTCCACTCGAGTTCGCCAGCTGTTTAGCACCCTGGCAGCTGTCACGGCAACCAATCCGGTGCTGCTGGAGGGCGAGAAGTGGAACGAGAAAGACGCAACGACAGGCCGCGCCACTGGCCGCAGCAAGACGGGCGATGGAACCGTCTCGGCTGATAAGACCACCATCACCGGCACGGCATTCAACGATCTGCCGTTTGATCCCCCTGTAGGCGCCAGCTTGGACGACGCAGAGTCTGCCGCTGTTGCATTCGCCATCATCTTCGGCTAACCCCATGAAAGGCCCCGTCCGCGACTCATCCACGTTCAGCTTCAACGCCACCGCCAAGACCATCACATTCTCGGCGCCGATCCCTGCCAGCCAGCAGCAGATCCTGGCGGTGTTGAATGTCACCCGTAACGCCTGGCTCTACCTGCCGACGAACGCGGCCTACGGCGGCTCCTGGTCGTCTCCGGTGCTGACCGTGACGGCCTCGACCACCGGCCACGCCAACGGCGATGTGCTGCAGATCCTGGTGGATGACGGGCTGGCAACCACGGCAGTTGCGCCAAACGTCACCCGAGGCAGCGGGACGCTTGACGCCAACACTCAGCGGGTCACCTTGGCCACCGACGGCGCCACCGTGGCAGCGCTGGCCAGTATCGACAGCAAGACCCCGGCCAGCCCCGCGACTGCCGCCCTGCAGACCACCGGCAACATCAGCTTGAGCAGCATTGACGGCAAGCTGGCTGCCCTGCAATCTGGCGCCGTGCCGATCGGCGACAACAGCGGTAGCCTCACGATTGACGGCACTGCCTACGCCGCCACGGTGTCGTTCACCAGGCCCGCCAATACGACGGCCTACACCGCTGGCGATGTCATTGGAACCGGCGCCAGCAACGACGCCATCCACACCCTGAGCAGCATCGGCAGCAGCGGCGGTTATGTGGTGGTGCAGAGCATCGAGCTGGTGTTGGGCATCAGCGCGGTGCCGAGCGGCATGACCAGCTTCCGCGTTCATTTCTACGACAGCTCACCAACCGCAGCGGCCGACAATTCCGTGTTTGATGTTGCCAGCGGTGACCGCGCCAAATACTTGGGCTACATCGACTTGCCTGCCCCGGTTGACCTGGGATCAACTTGCTTCACGCAGATTGACTACCCCGGCAAGCTGTTCAAGCTGTCCAGCGCTAGCACTTCCCTGTTCTGCGAATTGCAAACGGTCGGCGGCTTTACCCCGGCGGCAAACTCTGAGCCCTACATCCTGCGGGTCAAGACTCTGGAGGCTGGCAAGTAATGAGCCTGCCAATCCGCAGGACGCAGGCAGCGCCATGGCTGAAAGATGGCCTATGGCGCAAAGCTCAGGCGGCGCCATCGCTGGATCTCAGGTTTGCCGATAATAAATCCCTGGTGGATTCGGTTAGCGGGCAGAGCCTGGTGACGTTCACCCGGGCCAGCTCGGCAACGTACACGGACTCCACGGGGACTCTGCAGACTGCTACAACCAATGCCCCCCGCTTCGACCACAACCCGAAAACCGAGGAGAGCCTGGGACTGCTGGTGGAGGAGCAGAGGACAAATTTGCTGCTCAATAGCGCCACGCTGGCAACGCAATCGGTCACGGTTACGGCAGTTGCCTACACGCTGTCGTTCTATGGCACCGGAACCGTAACGCTGAGCGGAACAAGCACAGCAGGCCCCGCCGTTGGCAGTGGTGCCTTTCCGACGCGAACAACGCTGACGTTTACCCCTACGGCTGGGTCTTTGACTTTGACAGTTTCTGGATCAGTGACCAGCGCCCAACTAGAAGCCGGCTCCTTCCCCACCAGCTACATCCCCACCACCACTGCAGCCGCCACCAGGACCGCCGATGTGGCGAGCATTACGGGCACGGCGTTTAGTTCGTGGTATCGGCAGGATGAGGGGACGTTGTTTGCGGAGTTTGGACCCTACGGCAATGGTAGCGCAACCAAAAACCCAGGCATAGTTCAGATAGATAATGGCTCCACTGTAAATAGAATACGCATATTCTGCGGAAATTTTATCACTTCAGTTTATGAGGTTACTATATCCCTTGTCAGCCAAGCCTACATTTCATCCGGTGTGCTAACGCCTTCTACAACTAATAAAATGTCTGCCGCCTATAAAGATAATGACTTTGCCAGAGCAGTTAATGGCTCCGCCCCAAACGCTGACAGTAGCGGAACGGTGCCAACATTGAGTCGGATGTTAATTGGCACTGGGTCCGCAGGCGTTACCGAATTAAACGGAACCATTCGCCGCATTGCCTTTTTTCCTGCTTACTTGACCGCTCTGCAGAGGCTAACCCAATGATCTGCTATCAATTCCCCAACCGCGCCATTTGGCGCCAACTGGCCATTCAGACCGGCCTAGCTGCGCGGATCGACGGCGAGTTCCAACTACTCAGCGGTCACGGGATCGCCATTGATGAAGTCGGCACTGTGGCAACAGTTGACGCAGTTGTTGACGCTGACGGAAACGTGACAACCCCTGCAGTTCTGGCCCCAGGGTTTCATGTGAACCTGATCCACCCCGACCCGCCGGAGGAGCTGGATCCGCATTTGATCATGGTGAACAGTCCCAGCCGGATCTTTTTTGGCCAGGACGGTCCTGTCCCGGACGATGAGACCGTTGACGCCATCTCTGCTGTTATCTGATCATGCCTGAGAATCCCTACCTCCGCGCCGCCAAGACCCTTGCCGGGAAAACGCGACTCAAGGCCCAGGTTGCCATTGCTAAGCAAAAGCGGAAGGCCAGGCGAGAGAAGCAGCCGGGAAAGGCGACAAAGGCTGCCTAGCCTGTAGGCATTCATCAGTAGGCGCAATGGGCATTGCTGAATCAATAGCCCTGACCGCAGTAGGGCTAACGGCTCTCACTACCGTCGCCTCCGGAGTCAAGGCACTCTGGGCAATCAGTCGCGGGCTGGGCACCTTTGAGGGCAAGATCCTTGAGATCCTGGCCCGCCATGAAACAACCCTTGATGATCACGAAGATCGCCTACGTGCGGGGAAACTATGAACTGGGTCACCGCTGCCTTGCTGGCCGGCTACATCGGCATCTGCGAGTACAGAGCACCATCGCCCTGGGTGGCCTGCGAGAGCCGCTGGAACTGGGCGCTCGGCGTGCTGGTGCCCAGCCCCATCCAAGGCGCGCTGCCTGCCGCTGGGCGGATGCTGGGCCTGGGTCGGCGCCGGCGGCCTGAGGCTGGCGATGTGGAGGTGAAGCCGTGACGCTGAGCAAATCCGAACGGATCCTGGCGGCCATCGCCACAGCTCTGGCCCCCACCACCGGCATCAGTTCAAGGGTGTTTCGGGACCGCTGGGAGGCGGTGGCCAGATCAGAGATGCCTTGCATCGTGGTGGAACCGCTGGGCGAGTCAGACGACATCCTGACCACCACCGAAACGCTGACCACAACGCTCACGTTCACCGTTGACGTGCTGATCTCTGGTGCGCCGTTGTCCACTCTGGCCGACCCAATCCGCGTTGATCTGCACGCCCGGCTGATGGCCGCAAGCCTAGGGGTTCCTGGGGTGATCTCGCTGTATCCCCAGGCTCGGCAGTGGCAGGCCGATCCTGGGGAAATCGGGATCCTGAGCTGTTCCTACGCTGTCAGGTATCGGACTCTCCTCTCCGACTTGACGGCGTGAAGATCCCCTCCCTGCCCACCGAATCCGGCGCCTACACCCTGGTCAACGGGGAATGGCAGCTGGATGCCAGAACCGAATCCCCAACCCTTGAGGTAACCACCAGTGGCACTGACTCGCCGCCAGCTTCTGATGGTGAAGCTGGAAACAGCATCGGGAACCAGCATCAACCCATCGGGGACTGACGCCCTGTTGGTGATCAACCCAACCCTCAGCCCCCTGGACGGTGAGCTGTTGGAACGCGAGGTGATTGACGCCGCATTTGGTCGCAGCCGCTCGCGCATCATTGCCCAGCGGAAGATGGGGCTTTCCTTTGACGTGGAAGCCAGCGGCAGCGGCACCGCTGGCACCGCTCCCAAGTACGGCGCCCTGCTCCAATCGGCCGGTCTGGCCGCAACCACGGTGCCATCGACCAGTGTCACCTACACGCCGGTGACCAGCTCCACCCTGGACAGCGTGACGGCCTATCACAACTGGGATGGCAACAAACACGAAGCCGTCGGCGCCCGCAGCAACTTTGACCTGAAGCTCACGGCTGGATCGCTTCCGCTGTTTAGCTTCACCACCACCGGCGTTTACACCGCGCCGTCGGATGTGGCCTTCCCGACGCCGACCTACACCAACCAGTCGGCGCCCCTGGAGGTGAACAGCGTCAACACCCCTACGGTCAGCGTGGCTGGCCTGTCGGCCTGCCTGTCTGATTTCTCCATGAGCATGGGTAACGAGCTCACCTTCTTTGACCATGCCGGCTGCGTGAAGCAAGTCCGCATCACCAACAGGATGGTGGAAGGCAGTATCACCATCGAGCGGCCGGACGCTCTGAGCACCAAAGATTTCTATGCCTTGTCCCTAGCCGGCACCACCGGCGCGATCAGCATCACGCACGGCACGGTGGCCGGGAACCGGCTGGCGATCAGCCTGCCCACGGTGAACTTTGGCCCCCCGAAGCCTGCCGATAAGAACGGCCTGGCGATGCTGGAGATCCCATTCGTGGCGCTTCACACCGCCGGCAGCAGCGATGAGCTGAGCCTGGCTTTCACCTGAACCCAGCGGCTCAGGCTGGCGACTCTGATCCACACCACCACCATCCCATGTTTGAAATTGACAAGGGCGACAGCTATGAATGGACGGTCACGCTTGGCGAGCCGTCCAACCGCACCAACAAGGCCGAGACTTTCACCGGCCGCTTCCGTCGCCTGAGCCAGCCGCGGATTGATGAGATCAATGAAGCCATTCGCCAGCGGATGATCGCCGCCACGGCCGGCGAACCCGTCGAGGGCATGATCGACGACATGCAGCTGGCCGATGAGATCCTGACCGGCTGGAGTGGCATCACCAGCGGCGGCCAGCCGGTGGAGTTCAGCGAAGGCCTGAAACAGGAGCTGATCGCCCGGGCATCGTTTGCTGCGGCAATTGTCGAGGCCTGGAATGAATCCATCATTGGCGGGCGAAAAAAAACCTCGCGGATGCCGCAAGGCATTTCCTAAGAAGTGGGGCCACAGAGCACAACCCAGAGAAGCTGGCAGCGGCTGCTGATGGGATGGGGATTGCGATCCCTGCTGAATGGGCGGACGAGCCAGCAGGCGTCCCAGAGGCTTTCCTGGTGTGGCCTGAGAACTGGGAGGCGGTGACCATGTTCAGCCGGCTCCAGACCCAATGGCGCATCGGCCCGC